CTCCCTGCATTGAAGAATATATACCCGCAAGGTATTCCATATCAGTTTTGCCAAGCTCTACAATGTTGGCAAACGCAGTAGAAATTGGAGCTGGTTGAACTATACTTGGAGGTTCAAATCCCTGTCTTACTGGTAAGAGTGCACCAGGTGCAGAGGCATATTGTTCCCAATAGTCTTCGTCTACACTGCCTTCTTGATAGAGATACCTCAAGGAAGAACCTAACGATGCATTGTGCACCATTAATTGGTGAGCTTTATTTAGTTCTTGCTGTTTCCCCACCAAAGGAGCAACGGCAGACATAGGATAAGGAGTACCAGTCCATTTATAGTGTATAGGAACTATTGGATACTCTATTCCTGGCAATATTGTTTCATATATAAATGTATCGCCTATGACGCAAGTTAGTCTAACTCTAGATTCGTAAAACTTAATTGCATCTATAAGACTATTTTTAAGCTCACCCTTCATAAGAACTTTAAATTCTTTCTCGGAAACTATATTGTTTTCTACACGACTAACTGCTTCCATTGCCTGTGAAATTTTAGTTTCTCTGGTTTGTCTTATTTGCTCCTCCGCTTGCTTTTCAAGTTTCTCTATTTCCAGAGTAAATCTTTCTTCAATAATGCTACCTGCTTGTAGTTGTTGGTTGAGCTGTAGAATAGTTTCTTGAGTTTTAACCTGCATTTCTTTTTCAATGGCCTCCATCTCAACATCAACCTGAGCCCTTATTTTACTTATCTCTTCAGGGCTTGGCTCTATACGATAAAATATATTCATATATGGAATTTTAATCTTTTCATATAATTCATAATAGTCAAGCCTGCGATCTTCTTCTCCAAAGTAATCAAATGTTTCATCTACAATTTCTTTATATTGGAAATCATTACCTTCTGCTTTTTGGCTATAACTATAAGTATTTTGCTCATTAGATCCAGCATTCTTTATTTTTTTAGCATATTCAGGAAATATTTTTTGCAAATGTGACTGTGGGATAACCTTGTGAACCATTATATAGGCTGAATCACGATAAAGCATGTCTCTACTTTTTGGATCAACAAAAACATCAAACGGTTCAATAGTATCAATCCTGACTTCTCCCAATCCATGATCTGCGTGAGAGTCCACAGATACTTTAAAATAACCTACACTCTTTGTGATGCCGTCATTAACAACTTGACTGAATTTGCTCTGTCCATCACTTTCGTACCAAATATAATCAGCAATATCAGCATGCACATTGGCAACATTAACATCAGAACCTTCAGCTCCTATTGCCTGCCAGCGCGGCTGGTTTGCAGTAACATAAAAGTTTAACATCTCTACGATCGGTATAATACGATTAATCGTGAATGTCGGCATTCCCTGTCTTTCTAAGGTATCATGCTCTTCTTGTGTTAATTGATTATCAAGATAAAAATCATGTCCCTGCTGATTAACTTTCTCCCAACGCTGGCGACTTGTTCCGTTTAAATTAATAAATAAGTCTCTGACTCTGTCTGCCTTTGTCTTTCCTGTCTGTCTTGCCATTATTTCCCCTTAGTTTTTTTACCCCACGAAAAAGGATTTAAATTGAGCTCGCTTTCATACCAAAGCATACGTTCTTCCATCTGTGCTACATGGGCCTTCTCTGCTTTTGTCCTCTCTTCTTCATGTAATTCTATTTCTTGCAACGCTAAAGTCATATTGCGTTCCAAGTCCTGTATTCTGGTTTCTAATTGATACCATCCATAGACAATCATTGCAATAAGAACGAATATTTGAATCAACCACCGTATATTGATCGTTAAATTCATCGAATCTCCTATCACAGATCCGCGATACGAACGGGCGCCATCTTTTTTCTCAGCCATTAAGCTAATACCCAGCTTTTTGGTCTATCAATCTGCCTTCTTACCCAGTCTCCAGACTGATTTTCTGCGCCATTTGGTGGATGAGAATATTTGACTGCATAGGCAAGCGCGTCTATCGTATCGTCATGTGCCATCCTTTTTCCAAAGGTGAGGATTTCATGTTGGAGATCATAATTAGAGTCTCGTATTCTCACCGCACCAATTGACATTCTTTGAGCTAAAACTTCTTGTATCCTATCTAGTTTACTTTGTTTGGTTCCAGGCTTTTCTTCCTTAAACCGCAAACTAAAATCATTCTTTCTTCTCATCTCGCTCCTGAGTGCCTGAAATATAGGCTTAGACATAGATGTATCTTCAACTGTAAACAGCGTTGGATTATACTTGCTGTTAAGTTCAAACATATAATCAACTATACCCTTTTTATCTTCACCTGGTATTCCAAGTACTGGTAAGGATCTTTTTCTTATATAGTCCAGTACATATATATTAGCATTAATGTCACATGCAATTATCATAATAACACTAAAGTCGCTATCTCTTCTTTCTGAGTCTGTCGCTGGATCTACTCCTGCAAAGACATTAACTGGGATCTTCTCTCCCTCACAGTATAAATAGGGCATCGTTTCATCCTCATCAAACTTATAAAAGCCATCCCAATGCTTAACATGTCTCATATTGAAAATAGAATCTTCAGCAGACTGAACCTCCATCATATATTCTTGGTAAAACTTATGAGGCTTTCCAGAATCTATGTAGAATTTCTTTTTCTCAGTCAACTTAGTAAGTGGAAACCAGCTATGCCAAAGTGCCTGCTCCTCTTGTACTGCTTTATATAGCATTACTTTCCAAGAAAATTCCTTATTTTCGCTCTGAGCTTTTTCGTAGTTAACAATGAGGTTATTAATGAAGGAATCATAATGAACAGGTGTACCATTGATGCGAAGACGACCGTCGTGAGGCTCCAAAGCAGGAGCAACGACAGCGGTAACCATATTCGCATTTTTTGACCTAGATTCTGAAGTAAGCGTATTATTTTCATCTTCAAAGTCGTCAAGCACCACGAGATCATAGCGCTTATGTAACTTAGCACCACCACGAATACCCGATATATTAGATTTGGATATGAGTTTGCACCCATTTTTAAGCTCTATGTCTTGTTCTGTCCATTTTCTTCCTTTCATGTTTCCGAAATAGTATTTAATCTGTTCATTGTACTCTAAATGAGTTTTAACATAATCCATGTTTCCAACTGCTAATTTCTGAGTTGCTGATACCCACCCGTAAAACAGTGGTTCTTCTGCAAAACAAAATGACCTCATAATGTCAGCCTTAGTAAGTACAGTCTTACCATGTCCTCTGGGCATAATTATTGCAAGATTGCGATATTTATGTAGTTCCCCTTCCATATCATCTATCGCATCTACAATCTCATAGTGAAACCAGGGAGTTTCTGATCTTGAAAAATCATCTGGTAAAAACAGCTTACCGAATGCTATAATGTCATTTTTGGCAGCTAAAAGTAGTTCTTCTGCCTCTGAGACATTTTGAGTATTAATATTGGCCACTATAAAGTCTCGTCTACAGGACTACTATATTCTGGCAATGATGGTCTTTTAACTTCTTCTAATTTTGCTGATTCAAAACCTTGAAAGATCCCAGCAATCTCAGTAATTTTCTTCTTTTCTACAACACCAAAAGCTTCCCATAACATCTTTAGGGCGTTTAGTCTGTCGCTTCCGTTCTTACTATCTACGACTTCATCTTTTGCGCTTTTAATTAGAAACTCTAGATCTATATCTTGATCTAAAAATACCTTAGTTAGTTCTTCTTTGCTAGGATTCATAAGTGTATTTATCCTTTCTGTTTTTAAAAGTATTGCAGCGCGAGTTTTGGCATAATCTTTACTTTTTGCATCATAGACTTCTAAATAGGCTTGAACTTCATCCATACCTCTAACAACTCTGCTGGCAAACTTTCTTTCTCTATCTGTAGGCTTTTTACGCTCTTTTACGGTCTTTATGTTTGATTTACCACTTAGGTTATATCTATCATCTCTTTCCGCAGTATCCATAGACTCAGTTACCAGGTAAGTCCCGACACAGGTACGAACAACCTCTTTTTTGCCCATAGGCTTTCTTTCTAAGATCTGCACATAAGCATCATCATCTGCACGAACCCAATCCCCTGGGCAACCGTCGCGCCAATTTTTTATAGGGTGTATATCGTTTGGGAGTTCTGATTCCAGGTCGTAGATAAAGTGATCCTGGCCCTTAACTTTGTAGGATCTCATCTCAGGCCCTTAACTGGCTTTTTAATCTTTCTTCTACGTTTATGTGAGCGCTTTCGCTCAAGCTTAATTTCTG